TTTCTCTGTGATTTCAGTCATAGTAACAATCTTATCAAGTTTTACAATAAAGAAATCATCGCCAGGTATCTGAAGCCATGGTTTGACCTTGATGGCATATCCATTCCTTGTTTCAATGAGTTTCATGATTACAGGATTCTGAAGAACTAATACAGGATCTTCATCATTATCATCCACACAGGCAAGTGCGAATATTTCTTCACCGGTAATTAGTTTGACTGTACAATAAAATTCTTCTCCCATTAGCTCCTTAGCGGTATGTTTACAATGTCGTAATTGAAGTTCTCTTCGTTGTAGACTTTAATTCTTTCAATCAAATGGTTAAGGGTATAATTCTTCCTGGATTTGTAGGATATATCGTCAGCGATATCATATAGAGTTGCTTTCGTTTTGTTGTTCCCTTTTCTAAGGACTCTTCCAATTGATTGGAGGTTACGTATTCTGGATTTAGAAGGAGAAGCAAAAATAACATTATGCAGATTCTTAATGTTAATACCAGTACTGAATGTTCCGTATGAAGCAACAATGATTGCGTTGTTCTCCTTTTCAGTAATCTCTCTTACTTTCTCTCGGTCCTCTGTTTGGACACCCCCATGAACAAAGAATACGTGTCGTTCGTCAAGTCTACCATTATTTATCATGTCGTATAATGGTTGCCCATGTCCTTCTACTCGGGCGAACAAGATAAGAGTATTACCTTTTAGATCAAGTGCCAGATTACGAATGAACTTGTTACGTCTTTCATGATTTATGATATACTGGACCTCTTCTTCAAAGTTTTCAAATTTATGAGCAGGGTGCTTCAGTAGAAGTACATTAATATCTAACTTGGCAACATGCCCTTTCTTCATCAACTCTTCAGTTTTGATAATCTTGTATGATGGTCCAAAGAGTCCTTCCAATACCCATTTGTGAGTTTGTGTGCCATCAAGAGTACCTGTAAACCCATATCTGTATTTCGCATCAGCAAGTTTCGTCATTATAGATATTAATGACTTACTTTTAAACTGGTGTGCTTCATCCCCAACCACTACGTTAAAACGTTCAAAATATTTTCGGGGGAGTTTGTAGATAGACTGCCAGGTAGTGATGATCACTTGGGAATCAGTTTCCCTCTCTCTACCCGCGTATATTTTGTGGCAATATGAACCTACGTCCCACCCATAATCTTCAAAATCTTTATACATCTGTTCTACTAAGGAAGTCGTCGGAACAACTATCAGAGTATTTTGTCCGCGCTCAACGTGATATCTCACAACAGAATATATCATCAGAGACTTTCCAGAAGCAGTTGGGGATATCAACAACCTTCTATTATGTCTTAGGGCGTCGTATACTCCCTCAATCTGGTACTCTCTGGGAGCATACTTGCTAATAGATGTCATATAGTCTTTGACACCCTCCTTTGAAATAAGCTCATTTACCTCAAAAGGTGTACCATAAAACTTATTATCAACGAATTCATAAGTATACCCATGAGACTCACAAAAACTTGTAATTTTATCTAACAGACCGACATATATCTCCCCGTTCTGCGTATTAAATAAACGAATTTTTCCATCCCAATACTTGCTACGGTACTGGGGCATAAATTTTGCTCCTGGAACCTCAAACGTAAACTGGTCTGCCAGCTCATAATATACGTGAGGTTCCGCTTTTACTTGAAGATATACCTCGTTCTTCTTACCAATAATCAAATGAGACATAATCCATAGGATTCACCTATAGATATTTATTAGTCCATCTGAAACTTATATTCTAAAACAATTCTATACATGAAGTCTTTGAGGTAGGCAAGTCTTGCTTGCTCCTCTGGGTGACCTCCAGGCCATTTCTCATAGCGATACTTGACAGCATCATATACAAGATATAGATCGTCTATACCCAACTGAAGTTCAACATAAGGTAAGTCCTCGTTGAATTCTTCATCTTGGTAGACCCAATCGTCACCATCCATAATTATTTTTTGTCTTTACCTCTGAGACTCATAATAGCAGATCCAATCAATCCTGCAGCACTCAGAGCCAAACCAATTTTTCCTCCACCCCTCATTTTAACCCTTCTGACAGCATTAGTTACTGTACTCAGATTTTTTGGAATACCTGGTGCTTTTACTGCCGGTTTAGTTGCTAAATTTTTAATCTCTCTAGTTACTGAAGGACGAGAGGGTTTAGCAGGAGCAATCTTTCTTGGTGCTCCTTGTGTTGCTGTGCTATTACCATATGGTTTAAATTTACGCTGTCTAGCCTTATTAAATTTATCCAGTTCGTTTTGAGACATAAATGACGATACATCTCCAACTTGATTTCCAAAACCGGGTGTTAAAGGTTTTACCCTACTAGCACCTTTTGCGATTTGTTTTGGTGATGGGTTACTTCCTACTTTTGCATATTGTCTTCCACTATCTATCTGTGGTCCAAAGTTAGCAACTTTTTGATAAAGTTTTGATCTAGTATTTCTAGTACTTTTATCATTTGATATAGGGAAATTGGTTATTACAGAATTTCTAGGAAGTCTCGGTTCAACCTGAGTTTTCCACATATCCGCAACGTTTTTTAGAGTAGACCTTGCTTGTCCTGGATTATTTCGACCCGTATTTTTATTATTATACCATTCAATATCATAAACTGGTCTTGGTATTCTGCCTGTTCTGGTTGTCTTAGATGAATCATAATAAACATTTGGTTTTTGTCTCACATTCATTCTAATTCCATCTCTATTACTAATGGTTATATTTTTGGAATTTCCAGATACATCATATTTTCCACTTGTGTCTGGTCTGAAATTAAGATCAGGATTATCCGCTCCACTACTAACTTGATTCCACGTTCTATTACGCTGATTAACCATTCTATTATATGTGCGTCCTCCTTTACCCACCCGAGGACTTCTAAAATACTCTCCGCTTTGTCTATAATATGAAGATATCGCTTTACCCTGAGGAGTTTTTCCTGAGGGTAAAGGTTCATGTGGTTCGTAATATCTTTCTGCCAACTTACAAAATTCTTTATAAGATTTCATTGATATTGAATAATCCTTCTTTAATATTTAGATCTTTCATTAAATCATCAACAAACTCGTCACTAACTCCCTCAAATGGCAACTCACACTTGAAGTAAATTCTTGATGGAACAAATCCAAAATATCCCTGCAACCAAGGACACAACCATACTTTCATTTTGGAAAAATTATCTACAAAATTAGATCCATAATCACTTGAATCCAGTAATTCAAGTTTAGATGTTGATTCTGGAAATTTTTCTGTGCTGATAAAGAAGCATAGTCTATCACCAACTTCTGGTTTATCACCTTTAAATAATTCATAGTAGTGATCTATGACATTTTCTGTACCATTACAGAGAGGTTCATTGACAGTATTTTTGTGCTCGTGATCAAAAACCCAACAAGTTGAAGTTCTTTCACATTCAATATAAAGGTCCATTTTAAAATCCTGCTTGGAATTTTTGCCACTCAATTGCATTTTTGATTTGAAAGGTCCTGTTAGCAACGGTTTTGATGATTTCTTCCAGAAACTTTAACTGGACATCGTAATAACGAATCTTCAAGTCAATTGTAGTCAGTTTCTCATCGGCGTCTAGATGCCTCTGTATGGCGTCTTTCTCCCGAACCTTATAGTCAAATGGTTCTTTCTCATAAACCTCAGCAGGTGCCTTTCCTGTATAGTAGTTATACCGTTCAAGCTTTACCTTCCTATAAGAGTCTCTTGCCTTTTCTCTGAGAAGTGTGAGTGTATTGTAGATTGTATAATACTTGGAATGAAGTTGCGGTATCTTTAATGACTCATCATGTAGATTATCAGGGTCAATGACAGAATCTTTCTGCCACATCTCCTGAATTTTATCAAGGTCCATCATAAGCGAGTTCTGTTGTCCTGATCAAGGATATTATATACAGTATACTTGAACCTTGCCTGTGCTGTAAAGTACTGGATGTCCGTGACAGTGGTGTCAAAGTCAAGAGAGGTTAATCCAATAGGAAACAGATTTTTGAACTTGACAATCGTATTCGCTCTGTAGTTACTGTTTAAGATGGTAAGAGAACCATCACTAAACTGCTCTTCCATGTCATGGATTCCATAAGAGTCAACAGCCAAATCTTTGAAGTCTTGGGTTGTTTCGGGGAATCCAAGACCAGTCAACCAGTTGTGAATTGCCATGTAGTTTGACATATCCTCATCCACCAAGAATCTTAGTGTGAGGTCTCCATATGTCAACTTCTCACCTGGAATATCAAGATCCTTGAGGTAAGAAGGTTGCTTTGCTACCCCCAGACTAATTTCTGGAATCGTGGCACTCGTGCAAAAGAAAGATACCTTTGGTTCCTTTGAGAGTGTGAAATTAAACCCAGCGGGAGAAAGGAAATTCCTGTTTTGTATTTGGTTTCTAAATTGTGAAACAGTCATCAGGAGTTTTATTTATATTTAGATAAAAAAAGGGGGTCCGAAGACCCCCAGAGAAATATGTGAACCGTGATCACATGAGGTTTTGAACCTTGACGCGACGGTAGTAGCGGTTGGTGTTCTGGGTAAGAGCACCAGCGCCAACGGTTGTACCCTGAGCGAATGGGTTAGCAACCATGCCGTAGCGAGTCTTGAATCCGATCTTAGGCTGGAAGGTGTCCTGACCAACGGCACGAACCATCTGAAGAGGAACGTATGGGCAGTAGAAGAGACCAGCGTCATATGGGGAAGCACCCTTGTAACCAGCAACGTAGTACTGATCAGCGGCACTGTTAGCACCATATGGATCGATGTAAACGCGATACTTACCAGCAAGAACACCAGCGAAGGTGTTACCGGTGTCATCAACGTTCAGGTTAGCGTTAAGGGCAGGGGTGTAATCAAGTACACCAGCCATGGTCAGTGCGGAAGCAACGTCTGCAGAGCACATGATCATGTTACCCTTGCCTCTACGAGTGCGCTGGGCAATCGCGTTGGCGTCTCTTTCGATCTGGAAGATAAGTCCCTTGAACTTCTCAACAGACCAGCGACCGTTGGAGTCAACGTCGAGGTCAAAAGCACCGGAGGTTGCAACGTTGGTGGTAGCACCTTGCTCAGCAACACGATAGATGGTTCTGATGACTTCGCGGTTGATTTCTGCAAGGATCTCGGTGGAGAGAATGTTAGCAAGTTCGGCTT